CCACCAGTTTCCGCATTATAAGATGATCTTCCCTTGGAGTTCAACCCTCCTTTAGGATTTTTACCTTCGGAGCGTTGCCAAGCGGGAGTTTTCATCACTTCACCTTTTTTGGTTTCTTTGCGGTTTTAGCAGACTCAATAAACGCTTTGGCAGTTGGCGCACCTTTGCTACCAACTTTCCGCATACGTTCACCAGAGCCAGCCTTAATTCTTGCTTGTTTGGCATTGATATTGGCATAAAGTCCTTGTTTCATTTCTTCTTCGCCTTACCAGCCTCTGATAAAGCAATTGCTATGGCTTGTTTCTGAGACTTAACAACCTTACCACCCTTGCCTGAGTGCAACTCACCCGCCTTGTACTCACGCATGACTTTGCTAATCTTTGCCTGTGCTTTAGTCTTTTTCATACTAATACAAGACCTTTGCTGTAATAGTTCCAGAGGTGTAGGCTGTACAGTTGGCTCTCAAATACTTTGGCGCATTGGCAATAGTGACAATGCCATCAGCAGTCAAAGCAGTACCAATCGTTGCAAATGTTGTCCCATCAAGACTTCCTTGGAAAGCAACAGTAGCGGTTGTTATGCCTGTAACTTGCAAAAATGCGGGTTGCCCTGCGTCTGCTTGCACAGCAGTAGAAGCACCACTTGCAGTTACTGCATTTAATAGGGTTCTTGCCCCAGATAGTGAACTCATTTGCCTCTCCCTGTTTTCTTCATCATGTTAGTTGCGGTACGCTGACCACGCATAGGCATAGCCTTTGGCTTACCAACTGCCACCATAATGGCAATCGGCATACCCTTTTTCTCTGATTTCTTAGGCATCTTTGAGCCTGTCATCTTGCTTGTTTTTCCGTACATCATGGTTTCTCCTTGGTTATTGGGCCACCTGATTTCCACGCATCACAGGTTCTGAGTGCGGCACAGGTAAATTGAAATAGATCGCAATATCCTAAATTAGCCGCCTTGACAAAATTCTCGTCATAGGACAACTCATTCTCACCCTCATCCTTCTCTAGTCCACCAGTGATGCACTCCATCATCTTAGGAGTCTGGATAAATGCGGCACAGTTGCCACATCGCATCCCCATAATGTCTTTAGTAGGGGCGTTATACATCTTCGCCTTCTTCAACCAAAAAGAGTCATTTGGCTCATCAGGGTTAGGAGGGCCATACCCATACTCTTTGAAAGCATGGTTTCTGTTCTTCAGATTAATAGAGACATCCTGAGTCGATACAGGACAAACTACACCTGAGAGCAAACCTTCTTTCATCGGAGTAACTTTCCACCAACAAAGGTGATAACGCCACCAAGCATTGAGGCTATGGTCATACCCATCCAAAAGCCTCCTTTTGACCTGTTTGCCAACTCAAGGAGAGCCTTGACATCATTGGCCAATTGGTGAACTTCAGTCTGCAAGGAGGCAACCTGTGCCTCTAACTTGCCAAAATCTCTAGCGTCAATATCACTCATAACAATTGTTCCTTACGGGGTCTACCCATAGGTTTCTTCAAAGTTAGTGTCTGCCTTGTTCCATCAACCTTTTCCACCTCAATAACAGCAGAAGTATCAACCTCTGTATATTCGGGATGTCTACGCATTTCGACAATATCAAAGTCGTATTTGAACTCGACTGTATTGCCAGATTTATTACAACGAAACAAAGCCATATTTATCCTTAAAAGAAAGGGGAGCAAGCCCCCCTTATCTTTAGACCATGCGAGCAATCACAAGGTCAATAGTGCATGAACCCAAATCAACTGACGCGCCAGTTAAGTTGTTGGTTGCAATAGTTACTGTGTTTGCCGCAGAAACATAGGCTCTGCGAACAAGTCCAGCCTCAGAAACACTAGCAGACATTCCAAGAACTATGTCTCCCAAGGCAACGCCTGGGACAGTCACAGTATCAGTAGCCGCACCAGCCGCACCAGTTGCGACAGAAGCAGAGTCTAGAGTAGCGGTTACAGACCATGTATCAGAAAATATTCCCCTGAATTGGTCAGTACCTCTACGAGATACAACAGCGGTTGCACTTGCCATAATAATTTCTCCTAATTAGATTAAAAAAGTCCCCCCACCACTAGGGCGAGGGGCGCAACTGCAATTAGGCACGAACTAAGAGAGCGAACATAGATGCAGACTTAGCCGCACCTGTGCTTGCCGCATCACGGAGAATCTGAACGCCATACAACGTATCAGATGTGAACAGCGTAGCAAGGTACTCTTGCTTGTACTGGACTTGTGAACGCACACCAATTTGCTCAACCAGAACCAAAGAATCTTTGTGTCCCATCAAACAAACACGAGCGCCAGCAGAACCTGATGCTGTGTCGCAATTGCTTGAGACAAACACAGGGATGCCATACAAGTTACCGATCTCACCTGTGCGGATGGTATTGTTAGTACCGCCAACAAATGCTTGTTCTGTGTAACGTGCCAAGCCCATCAGCGTGTTACGGCTTGAGGGTGGGATGATGAAGAAACGACCATCCATAGGAGTGTCGGTGTCATCCATGCGCTGAATAGTGCGGCGAATAGCGGCATCGGTCAAGGCTGTCTCGTTGTTGCTTGCGGCAACATAAGCAGTAGTACCATCACCACCAATAAACGCACCAGTTGCATAGGCGTTTGTACCAGCGCCACCATTGGTTGAACGCCCCAACTCAATCAAGTCTGTATCGACTTGTTTAGCCAAAGAATAACCAGCGTCTGCTGTGTAGAAGTTACGCAGACTGTTTAAAGCCTGTGCTTCTACGATGTCTTCGATCAAACGGCTATATTCATAGTGTTTGTTAATTGATACCTGAACTTCTGATTCCGTTGCCGCAATCAAAGTTACTTGTGAACCAGCCGCCTTTGCAGACGCTGAACCACGGGTAGGGGCAGGAACGTGAACTACATCACCCTTCTTTCCCTTGAAAGACATCTTCATAACCAAGTTTGCTAAGACGAGGTTTTTCTTGTAAGCCGCAACAATTTCGTCACTCCAAATTTCAGGAATGAAGGTTGCCGCTGTCGTTACTGTCACATTATTTGTACCTAAAGGCATGATAAATCTCCAAAAATCGATAAGTTAATTACTTGACCCGACCTTCTGCGTAGGCTTGCATGATTTCATCACTCAAGGCTTCGTATCTGTTTGGATCGGTCATTTTTAGCCGAATAAGGTCAGCCCGTCTATAAACTCTCTTTCCTGATTCTCCACTACCACCTACATCAACACCCGCCGCCTTCAGGTTAGTCTTGCGCTGGGTTTCACCCGCATCGCTAGTCTGTTTTGCCTTAATGCCACGTAACTGTTTATAAGTAGTAAGTAATTCGTTTGCACTATCGTAGTCAAACTCACCATCAGCCTTGGCAAACAGATTTATGCGAATAGGTGAAGATTTCACCCAATTTGCAAAGTCTGGGTCTGAGGCAACCTGACCAAAGTCGGGATGCTCTTGCGCTAACTTTTGCTGAATTTGCATCCTTTTGAAGTCATGAGCCGCTTGGCGACCCGCTACTACATCAGGATGGTTATCGACAGTCTGACGAATTGCGTCTTTTGGATTCTCAAAGAAGTCTACTTCTGGTTGTTCCTCTTTAATAGGTTGCTTGGTCGAGGAGAGGTTCTGCTTTATGAGTTCGTCCGCTAATTTGCGAACTTCACCAACTTCCTGTGCTTGCTTACCAATATACTTCTCAGCCTCTTGGTGCATTTTTATAACTTCTTCTAGAGTTTTTTCCCTGTATTTCTCAGGAAACTCTGGAGATTGTGTTACTTCAGGGAGTTGCTTCTCTTGTTGTTCTTCAACAACATCTAACTCACTCTGCGACTCATCTTCATTATCAATCAACGCCATATTTTTCCTTTTCCTGCCGTTATCGGTTCTAGGACATTTAACTCGCCACTTTTATGGTTGTGAGTTGTTACTTTGCTCCCACTTCAATCTATCTAGGTGTTTTCTCTCGAACTTCCCATGTTCTGACGGGAAAGAACCAGACCACCCTTCCAATTTGAAGTTAGGTGCGCTTATGAGGCGGTTGGCTGTTGCTCCGCACTCACATAAGAAATCCCGTGTCTCATAATCACAGAATCTCTCAGTTTTATGCCCGTTTTCACAGGCAAAATCAAATAGTCTTTTCATTCAGTTCCTCATACGCTCTTTCGCTGACCTCTTTCAAGGTTCTCAGCCAAGTTAGTATTGACAATTCACCCTTTTTGAAGTG